AACGAGGTCTTCCGATCAGCTGCTTCCTTAACTTTATTGAAGACACTGCGGAGGGACTAGTTGAAAATCTTTCGGAAACTAATTGGCTTAGCATGCTTGGGGGTGGCGTTGGCATTGGTTTTGGTATTCGCAGTGCCGATGATAAGTCTACAGGTGTCATGCCGCATCTTAAGATGTATGACGCCAGCAGTCTGGCTTACAGACAGGGTCGTACGCGCCGTGGAAGTTATGCTGCTTACCTCGATGTATCTCATCCTGACATCCTGATGTTCCTGGAAATGCGTAAGCCCACAGGCGACCAGAATATGCGATGCTTAAACATGCATCATGGCATCAACATCACCGACGACTTCATGCAGATCATAGAACGTTGCATGCTGGACAAAGATGCTGACGATAGCTGGAACCTGGTGGACCCACACAGCCAGGAAATACGTGAAACTGTCAGTGCCAAAGAACTCTGGCAAAGAATTTTAGAAATGCGCATGCAGACCGGCGAACCCTATCTGCATTTTATTGATGAATCAAATCGACAGTTACCTCAGTGGCTTAAGGATCGAGGACTACGAGTTCATCAGAGCAATCTCTGTAGCGAAATCATACTGCCAACTAATGAACAACGAACTGCGGTTTGTTGTCTGAGCAGTCTTAATCTGGAGAACTATGATGAGTGGAAAACAGAACCTCAGTTCTTGGCTGATATTGCTGAGATGCTTGACAACGTACTGCAGTATTTTATTGATAATGCCCCTGATGTTATTAAGCGTGCTAAGTTTAGTGCTGCTAGGGAGCGCAGTATCGGCATTGGCGCACTTGGCTGGCACGCGCTCCTGCAAAAAAGAAACCTAGCCTGGGAAAGTGCCCTGGCTGTGAGTCTGAACAAACAGATTTTTAGTCATGTAAGGAAACAATTAGATGTTGCGAACAAAACCCTTGGTGCGGCTCGTGGCGAAGCTCCTGATGCAGTGGGTACTGGGAACCGTTTTAGTCATATGCTCGCTATTGCTCCCAATGCCTCAACTAGTATCATCATGGGAAATACTAGTCCTAGCATCGAGCCTTATCGTGCTAATGCTTATCGTCAGGATACACTTTCAGGATCCCATTTAAATAAAAATAAATATCTGGACATCATATTGAGAGAAAAAGCCGGTGACAAGTATGATGAAGCCTGGAGCAGCATCATAGCCAATGATGGAAGTGTACAGCATCTGGATTACCTGGATGACTGGACCAAGGATGTGTTCAAGACTGCCATGGAGATTGATCAGCGCTGGGTAGTACAGCATGCTGCGGATCGCCAGGAATACATAGACCAGGCACAGAGTTTAAATGTGTTCTTCAGACCCGACAGCCATATCAAATACATACATGCAGTTCACTTCCAGGCCTGGAAACAGGGATTAAAGACCATGTACTATTGCCGAAGCGATAAAATTGCCAAGGCAGACAAGGTCAGTAAACGCATTGAGCGCGAAGTCATCAAGGAGATTGATCTAACTGCTCTGGCTCAGGCCGATGATGGTGTTTGCATAGCCTGCGAAGGTTAAATGAACGATCCCCGAGTCTGGTGGGTTCTAAGAACCATAGAAATTGTAACTTGTATTCACATTATTGTTAACATTTGGAAACATTGGTAATGAAAATAGGATTTAATTGCAGTAGTTTTGATCTGCTCCATGCCGGGCATGTGACCATGCTTAAAATGGAAAAAGAACGCTGTGACTATCTCAAGGTAGCACTACAGACCAATCCGGCCATAGACAGACCGGGTGTTAAAAATGTACCCGTACAGAGCATCTATGAACGCTATGTACAGCTACAGGCCTGTAAATACGTGGATGAAATTCTGGTCTATGACACCGAAGAAGAATTATTAAATCTGATCAAAACACAGACCATGCACATAAGATTCCTAAGCGAAGAATATTTAAATCGTGATTTTACGGGCAAGCAGTATTGCATTGACAGAGGCATAGAATTATACTATCATCCCCGAGAGCATACATATAGCAGCAGTGATTTACGAAGACGCACCTATGAATTAGAAAAACGTCGCAAAGAAAATCTGGGCATAGAGTCAAGTATACCACAACATTCACCTGAATTATTAACCAAGGAGTAAACATGAAGAAATTATTAGTAGTATTGGGTTTTGCTACATTTGCAACATCAGTGTTGGCAGAAAGTCCAATTAAACCAGACGCAAAATTAACACCAGGTGTAGTTAACACCAAGGTTACACCAAAAGAATACTGCGTAAGCGGTTATACTGGTCAGCCAGGTGTTCGCAATGTACCTGAGTCCGTAAAGAAACAGGTATTTGCTGCATACAAGATTGATCCAAAATCAGACAAGTACGAAATTGATCATTTAATCAGTTTAGAACTAGGTGGTGCTAATGATGTTAAAAATCTTTGGCCACAAAGTTATACAACTAAACCATTGAATGCTCATACCAAAGATGCACTTGAGAACAAACTTCACAAACTAATCTGCGATGGTAAAGTTAATGCAGCTGATGTACAGAAAGACGTTGCAGCTGACTGGACCGCAGCATATACAAAATACGTAGGACCATTACCTAAATAAGGCAATCATGGCAAAAAGCAGACTGACCGACAATCGCAATCATTTTAAACCCTTTAACTATCCCTGGGCCTATGATGCCTGGCTCAAACATGAACAGAGTCATTGGCTGCACACCGAAGTCCCCATGGCAGAAGATGTCAAGGACTGGAAAAAGAAGTTAAGTGTAGCTGAAAAACAATTCTTAGCCAACATATTCCGTTTCTTTACACAGGGTGACATTGACGTTGCCGGTGGTTATGTTAAAAACTATTTGCCATATTTTCCGCAACCAGAGATACGCATGATGCTCATGGGCTTTGCGGCTCGTGAAGCTCTGCACATTGCTGCATATTCACATCTGATTGAAACCGTGGGTATGCCTGAAAGCACCTATAACGAATTCCTGGAATACCAGGCCATGAAGGATAAACATGATTACGTACTGGAACTGTCTAACAAGAACGGCGACCTGGCATCCACGGCAGCACATATTGCTGTGTTCAGCGCTTTTACTGAGGGTATGCAGTTGTTTAGCAGTTTTATCATGCTGCTTAATTTTCCTCGCCATGGCTTGATGAAGGGCATGGGTCAGATTGTTACCTGGAGCATAGTTGACGAAACACAGCATGCAGAAAACATGATTAAACTGTTCCGTGAATACATCAAAGAGAACAACGAAATCTGGAACGACGATCTAAAAAGTCGCATATATACCATTGCAGAGAAAATGGTAGAGCTCGAAGACAAGTTCATTGAGCTAAGTTTTGCAGGTGGTCCAATGCGAGACCTGACCGAAACCGATGTAAAAGAATACATTAGATACATTGCAGACCGCAGACTCATAAGTTTAGGTCTCAAGGGTATCTTCAAACGCAAGAAGAATCCTCTGCCCTGGGTAGAAGAAATGATCAATGCTCCTGTGCATGGAAACTTCTTTGAAAACCGAGTGACTGATTATGCAAAAGGTGCTTTAAGTGGAAACTGGAACGACGTCTGGGCGTGATGTCATAGCTGTTGCTAGCATGCAACGCAATGAAGCCAAGTACATATTAGAATGGTTTAGTTATTATTTAATCCAGGGTGTGGATCATTTTGTGATCTACAACCACATGAGCACAGATGAAACTCAGAGCATCTATGAACGGCTTCGTGCAGCTGGATATTCTATTGACATTCACTACAGAGACGGTTATAATGTACATTATCCTATGCTACAGCATGCATTAACCGAAGTCTTACCTACGGTGGATTATTTGATTTTTGCTGACATGGATGAATTTTATTATCCAACCGAGGCAGAAAGTATAAGAGATGTTATCAATTCTATCAGAGATTACCATTGCAGTGCTTGGGGTGTTTATTGGTGTGCTTTTGGCAGCAGTGGTCTGGTGGCTGACCCAGAGCTTGTTACTGCTAGCTACGTTAATCGTGGTGCTGACAATCTGGTTACGAACCACCACATCAAAAGTATTGTACGGGGACGAGGGAAAGCCGGGTGGATAAGTGGCAGTAATCCACATCTGTTCCAGAGTGAATTCGGAACTGTGGATGTAACAGGTAACGCCATACATAATCCCCTGAATACCGGAACAGATCCAGTTCATGCACCCCTGAGAATCAATCATTATCAGTGCAAGAGCTGGGAATATTTTAAAACTAAAAAGCAAGCGCGTGGCAGTACCGCAGATCGAACTCCAGACGCTCCAGGTGCTCAGATACCTGACAGCGTGTTTCACGAATATGATTACAATGACATACCTGACAGCAGTATCTGGGACAGATTTGGCGACAAAATTATTAATCAGATGAACATATTGAAAGAGCAAATAAAATGACCATAGCTATAGCTACCATGCACAATGAAAAGTATCAGGAACTGGCAACAGAAACCTGGGACAACAACAAGATCAAATATGCAGAAAAACATGGCTACGCTTACATAGCCAAGACCGAAGACTTTTATGGATTTGAACCTGGCTTTGAAAAGATACAGTTCCTGTTAGATACTTTTGAAGCCTATGCCGACATCGAATGGATCTGGTGGACTGGAACCGACAGTCTGGTGACCAATTTTAATACTCGCATCGAAGATAAAGTTGCCGAAGCCAAGAGTCAAGATGCTGCGGCTCCACACATCATCATGAGTTCGGATTTTAATTTTGCCATCAACTGTGATAGCATCTTAATTAAAAACACTCCAGAAGCTCGTGCCTGGTTGCAGGACATCATGGACAACATGAGCAAGTATGCACATCATCAGTATAAGGAACAGCAATACATGCTGGACAGTGCTGATAAGTATACAGACATCATGGAAATCATGCCACAGCATTTCATGAACAGTTATGAATACAAAATGTATAAAGTTGCACCTTGGAACTATACCAAGACAACAGATGTGCATGATCAAAGGGGTCAATGGGAAACCGGTGATTGGCTCATACATTGGCCAGGCACTCAGCCTAATGAGCGTCTGGAGTTAGTCAAGGAATACAAAGAAAAAGTCATTTACTAAAACGGGGTTGATTATGGATAAACAAGAAATATTAAACGCGATTGAAGAATTTGTAACCGAAAAGAATGCGGCCAAGACCTGGACCGCTGGCAAGGATTTTGTAAACTATGCAGGTCCTTATTTTGATCATCAGGAAATAGTTGCTGCCGCTGGCACCTTACTAGATGGTTGGTTGGTCATGGGCAAAGACTGCCTGCGTTTTGAAAATAAATTTCCCAAACACTTTGGCAAAGAACACGGAGTCCTAACCAACTCAGGATCCAGTGCCAACCTACTGATGATGGCAGCCCTAAAAAGCCGACGCGGCCATAACTTTCCCCCGGGCACCAAGGTGCTCATGCCCATTGCAGGGTTTCCAACCACGCTCAATCCAACCCTGCAAATGGGATTTATTCCAGTATTCGTAGACATTGAATACGAAACTCTTAATCTAGACCTAACCCTGGCCGAGGCTCTGATCCAGAAGCACAACATCAAGGTCATTACCTTTGCTCATGTGCTGGGTAATCCACCTAACATGGATCAGGTTATGGAACTGGTCAACAAATACAACCTGGTGTTATTAGAAGACTGCTGTGATGGACTGGGCAGTACCTATGATGGTAAACCTCTGGGTTCATTTGGTGAAATGTCAAGTTGTAGCTTTTATCCGGCTCATCACATGACCATGGGTGAAGGTGGATTTGTAGCCTGCAAAGATAAAAATACCGAGACCATTGTGCGTAGTTTACGTGAATGGGGTCGTGGTTGCTACTGTGTAGGACCCGAAGCCAACAAACTTAAATGCGGAACCTGTGGTAAACGATTTGATGAATGGATTCCAAGCATGCCTGGCGAGATATTCGATCACAAGTATGTGTATGATGAAATTGGATTCAATCTTAAACCCATAGAATTACAGGCCAGCATGGGTCTTAAACAACTTGACAAGCTCGAAGAAATTGGTCAGTTGCGTCGTCGTAATTATAAATTATTGTTTGACATCTATGCTAAGTACGAAGAGTTCTTTTATTTACCACGCCCCAGAGCTAAAAGCGATCCAGATTGGTTTGCATTCCCTCTGACCATACGCAAGGATGCTCCATTCAAACGTGCTGACATTGTGGACTATCTGGAAGAAAATCTCATACAGACTCGTCCATATTTTGCTGGCAACATCATGCTGCAGCCAGCCTATCAGCATCTGAACCTGTTTGCCAACCAGGATGAAATTAAAACTAACTTTCCTGTTGCCACACATGTTACTACTCACACTTACTTCCATGGAACCAGTCCGGTGATAACTCCAGAACAGATTGCCTACATAGGTGAAAAGGTTGATGGATTCATGAGCTTATTTGTATGATGACCGCAGCTGAATTACAGGCCTTTGAAACCGACATAGCCGAATGCTTTAATCGTGCTGAGATTCGAGCGCCCATACATTTATACGATGGCAATGAAGAACAGATTCGCAAAATCTTTGAATGCATAGACATTAAAAAAGATTGGGTCTGTGCTACCTGGCGCAACCATTATCAGTGTTTATTAAAAGGTGTTCCACCTGAGTATCTAAAAGAACAGATTCTGGCTGGCAAGAGCATGGTCATGAACCTACCTGAGTATAAGATACATTGTTCCAGCATCGTTGGTGGCATACCCAGCATAGCCACGGGCATTGCTGCGGCCAATAAATTAAAAGGCAATGGCGAATGGGTCTGGTGCTGGTTAGGTGACATGAGTGCTGAAACCGGTGCGTTCCACGAAGCCTATAAGTATGCAGTGGGACAACAATTGCCCATAACCTTTATCATCGAAGACAATGGACTCAGTGTAGAAACTCCAACTGATCTGGTCTGGGGTCGTAGCAAACCCTGGTATCTGTTCAATGCCAGTCCTAGTTTTGACTTTGATTATGAGGCGCCTAACCTGGTCTACTACAAATACAAGAATACTAAATATCCACACGCAGGTGCGGGCGTCAGGGTGCAATTCTAATGAACAGAACCGAATTATACAATCGTGAATTAATCAAGGCCATGAACTGGTTGAGTCAACAACCCAACACGCTGTTTGTTGGTCAGGCAGTTCGTTATGCTGGCACAGGCATGTTTAACAGTTTAATTGACATAGCCGACGAGCAGAAGTTAGAATTTCCCATTACAGAAAACTTTCAGATGGGTTATTGCACAGGCCTGGCTCTGAATGGTTATGTACCCATAGCCATATATCCACGCTGGAACTTCTTATTGTGTGCGGCCGATCAGATTGTAAATCATCTGGACAAACTACACAGCATGAGTTCAGGTAAAGTAGATCCCAAGGTAATCATACGAGTAGCCGTGGGTACTGAAATACCAGTTGACCCACAGGACCAGCATCGTGGCAATTTTGCCCAAGCCTTTGCCAACATGTGTCAGCACATCAACATTGTTGAATTAAAACATTCAGACGACATCGTTGATGCCTATAAGTATGCATATACACGCAAGGGTAGTACTATACTAGTTGAATTCCCAGATTATGGCAAGACAGAAAATACTAATAACTGGCGCTAATGGCGTCATAGGTAAGATATTAACCCAGCATCTGATGACTGATCATGATGTTGTAGCCCTGCAGGGCCGTACTGATCTGGACCTCATGGATGCCAATGCAGTACAGTCCTGGTTTGCAGGTCAAAGTTTCAATGTCATCATACACTGTGCGGCCGCTGGAGCAGACAATGTAACCAGTCTGGCTCCCAGCATCACACATACCAACCTGGTGATCTGGGACAACATTAAAAATATCTGCAATGGTTATGGTAGTAAACTAATCAACATAGCATCTGGTTGTGAGCTGGGCACTGGTGCTGACAGACCCGAATATGTGCTCAGACAACAGTTGCCCCTGTATCCCTATGCACTCAGCAAGAATCTGATTGCTCGGGATGTACTTCGCTGGCAAAACTGGTACAACCTCAGATTATTTGGTATCATAGCTCAGACTCGTCTATTTAATCGCATTGATCAGGCAGCTGCTGAAAACAAAGAAACTTTTGATGTTTATAACGATCGCTACATGGATTACATCAGCCAAGCGGATTTTGTTCGCATAGTCCGACACTATGTAGAAAATTTTAATCTGATCAAGGACATAAACCTGGTGTACCTGACTAAAAAGAAAATTAGTCAGGTTGCTCAGGCATATATAGAAGACCAGGGATTCAATATAAAATTAAACGTACTGAACACCTTGACTGATGCAGATTATACTGGATGTGGTCTTAACTTAAACAGAATGGGAATATTATGAGCATGGGATTTCTAGCAGAAAACAAACAACCATCAACTAATAAAAAAATTGTCTATGTAACAGGCTGTCTGGGATTCATAGGATTCTATGTTGCTAAAAAATGCATGGAAGCAGGCTGGCACGTCATAGGCATAGACAAAATAACCTATGCTGCCAATCCAGATCGCGAAGCCGAATTAAAAATGATTTCCTATGACAACAAGGTTGAATTTGATCTGCAGCCCATAGACATCAATGAAATTGAACGTCTGGTGGATTGTGATTATGTCATTAACTGTGCAGCTGAAACTCATGTAGACAACAGCATAGATGGTTCAGATGTATTCCTAAAATCCAACATCAATGGCGTACATCATTTACTCAAGCTTATTACCAGCAAGGGTCGCTATGGCATGCCCATATTTCTGCATTTTAGTACTGACGAAGTCTATGGTGATATCATCGACGGAAGTTTTAGCGAAGATCATTTATTGCATCCCAGCAATCCATATTCAGCCACCAAGGCAGCTGCAGATCAGCTGATCCTGGCCTGGGCTCGTACTCATGATGTTCCCTATGTCATAGTTCGCCCAACCAATAACTATGGTGCTGGCCAGTATGTAGAAAAACTCATACCCAAGGCAGTCAAGTTCCTGCAGTTAGGCCGCAAGATTCCCTTGCATCTGGGTGGAACGCCGCGTCGTACCTGGTTACATGCAGAGGATACTGCAGATGCTGTCATACACATCATCAACAGTGGAACCGTCAACGAAATCTACAACATACCTGGTAACCATGAAACATCTAACCTGGAAGTAGTTGAAGCCGTGGTTCGAGAGTTTTACGGTGCAGATGCCAATGTAGCTGATTACATAAATACCAATTATGAACGACCCGGTGCTGATTTGCGATACAGTATCAATGGCACCAAGCTTAAAAAGCTGGGCTGGATGGCTCAGCGTAAACTTGACGCTGAAATTGCCGGCATAGTTAAATGGCATCGAGATAACTGGATATGGTGATGCCTGGCGAGACCACGCTGACCGTGGCCGAAGCCAGATTGGCTATTTGCAAAGGCTGTGAACATTTTAGAAATCTACTCAAGGTCTGTAAATTATGCGGCTGTTTCATGCCAGCCAAGACCCTATTGTCCGGAGCCAGTTGTCCGGATTCACCGCCCCGATGGCTGGCTGTAAATGATCCATCAACTAACCCAGATTGCCATAGTTGCAATCATAAGGAAACACATGGCACTTAATACACATATAACCTGCGAGAACTGTGACGCAGTGTTTAAATTGCAGCATGACATGGATGTTGAATACTATCCAGTGCGCGCCTGTCCATTCTGTGGAGAAAGTCTAGACGAAGAACACCTAGACGATGTTCCTACCGATGACGACAATTAATAACTGGTATTACCAGAACGAAATAATCACCCAACTACCCGACGACAAAGTCGGGTTTGTTTACTTGATCACCAATCTAGACACTGGCCGTCAGTACATAGGTAAAAAACTCAGCAAGTTTAGCAAAGTCAAATACAAGATGGTGACTCAGAAGAATGGCGTCAAGAAACGTAAAAAACTTCGAAGTCAGATAGACAGCGACTGGCAAACCTATTGGAGTTCCAGTCCCGAGGTCCGAGCCGATGTAGCAGCTCTGGGTGAAGATCGGTTTCGCCGAGACATACTGTACTTCGCCGACAGCAAGGGGAGCCTTAGCTATCTGGAGGCCCGAGAACAATTTGCACGCCAAGTACTGGAAAATCCGACCAGTTGGTATAATGGCATTATACAGGTCAGAATTCACCGTAGTCATGTCATAAATATTCCACCCCTAAAAGTGCTTGACAAAATTTAAGAACCCATATATACTGCTCTTATGGATATAGTATTCATTTTAATCGTATATATGAAAAGCATAACTGGTTCGGTAGTTGAAGTCAGTCGTGCTACATACCCCAGTTTTGAAAGTTGTCAGACATCTGGTCATCTGTTGTTGCTTGAACATCAGATCAAACATCCAGAAGAATTCATGTCTGCGGAGTGTCATAAACTTGTTAACTGAAGCCGATTTAGAATTTCATTGGAATACTATGGTTCATATGTTTGGAGATCGCTTACCAAACCCCGAACGTGAACCCCGCAGATTTGCTTATTATGTACGAATCTATCAGCACCTAACTAAATTATATGGAGAACAACATGGGTAAATTTGTATTAGCCGACTGGACACCAAACTGGTATAACAATGCCAAACCCGAGGCTCAGCAGGAATTTAAATCTTTTCTGCAAGAACATCTCAGCACGGGTCAGATGCAGATTAACTTTACCAAGGCTGACGGAACTCAGCGAGTCATGAACTGTACTTTGGATGCAGACCTACTTCCGGCTCTGGAAGAAACCAAAGAAACAACCCGTAAAGAAAACATCAATGTGTTATGTGTCTGGGATCTGGACAAACAGGCCTGGCGCAGCTTTAAACTTGAAACCATACAGGAATTCAAACATGCATAAGTTCTTAAATCTTGTCCTGGCTCTGTTTGCAGCCATAACCAGTTACATAGCCTTCATGTGCTACATACAGACCAAAAACTACGAAGTGTACATCAATCAGCTAAGCGATCGTCTGAGTCAGGTCAATGTTGAATTACAGGGCACCAACGAAGAGATCAGAATCTTAAACAATCGAGTCGATTCACAAACAAAAAGCTTGACAAAACTGCAAGAAGATAATAGAATACAAGAAGTATTAATTAACGAGGCCCGTGCCAGAAGGAAACGATAATGGCTGATATATTTTCAAATAAACACATTGAAGAAATGATGCAAAAGATGGCGCATGGCAAAGAGCCCATAGCTGCCGAAATTGACCACACTAAGCCTGGATATAACATTGCTCTGATGCGAGCCTTTAACTGGTATAACTATGAAAAGGACCTAAAGACAGCCAGATCATATCTGAGAAGCTGGATCAAAAAGCAACAACCAGCTGAATTAAAAACCTTTGATGCAGTCCCAGACTTTTATATGCGACCAGTATTTGGTTGGCTGGCTCGTCTGGCTGAACATGGAGCTCAGCTAAGTCCTAAAGATAACACCAAGTTAACCGATACCATAGCAGACATGCTCAAGCAGGCGGTCAAAGCACCTGCAGAACCTGCGCAAGAAGATGCAGTAAAAAGACCCAGCATACAGGACGCACTTGCTGCCAAACAATCAGAATTCTTTGGTGAGTTGGAAGGTGAAATTGATAATTTTATTTTAAATGACTGTCGTAAAACTGACTTTAACTTATTTAAATACCTGCAAGGTGCCAACAGTCCCAAGGTATTTGGAACGGCCATCAAG